CTCATCTTCATAAATTTGTTTTAATAATTGAATTCTGTCTGGCGATTTTTTCATTGCTATGTAATAAGCTAAACCAGCAGTTAAACATGGAAGAAATCGAAAAGGAATCTCATTATTATTTGTGTAAGCGCCTGAATCCTTCATCCGAAGAAGAGCATAATATTTTAGAGTGTATGTTGTATCGGCTGCAGGATATAGATATAGTCTTGGGTTTATCGTACGTTCAAAATAGTATTGACTTGGTCTTCCGCTGGTCGTTTTAACAGTGTAATTAAAATATGTTGATCTACTAATTGATGTTGCAGAGTAATCATTGTTACTACTATCTGTAATAACAACATCTGTAATATCAATTATTTCTTGAGCAGCATTAGCACCAGAGCCAAATAAATCTGAACCAGTTAAACTTGTTGTATTTTGAGGTAAAGTTTTTTCTTGTAACTGTATAGTCCAAAGATTTAATCCTCTGTTAGCCCATTCAGCTAACATAAGATTAAGAGAACGTCGTGCGGTTTTTAAGTCGTATCCACTACGTACTTGTAAACCGCAACGTTCAAATGCTTCCTCTGCTATATCATCTATAGAGAGATCAAAGCTAGCTGTTGAAGAATAAGTTGGCACTTATTACTTCTTTTTCTTCATCATGCCGCCACCACGTTTTTTAACAGCGCCACCTTTTTTCATAGCTTGTTTCTTTTTAGGACCCATCATGCCACCGCCCATCATTTTCTTGAGCATGCCACCGCCTCTTTTTTTAACTGACTTTTTCTTCATTTCGACCTCCGAATATTCGTTTATAGGTTTTATGTCTAGATACTACAACGTCTTGATAGTACCCGGTTGGCCATTTCTTATAATAACCAATCCTGTGTAATTTATCAGAAGCTTCCTGTAA